GTTCTTCCTCAGTTCAGCGATAGCCTCTGTGAGCCTCTGTTTGACGATTACAGGCGGTAATCGGTAACGGCTGGCTATCATGTGTATTGTCTGCGGAACACGCCCATCTAAGCCAAGATGCAACACAACCATCTGCCGTGTCTCGTCATCAAGCCGAGATAGATGATCCATTGCGCTTCCTTCCTCCACACTTTCCATGTACTCTTCCTCGGCGCTCTGGGTTGTACCGAATACAGCAGACTCATACAGCACAAGGTCAGTGCCTTGGATGCCGTGATGCATCGAGACAGGCTCCAAGCCATGAGCCGTCCTGCACATCTCGATGGTCTCTATGGTCATTCCTGATCGTTCAGATAGTTCGGCATCAGTAGGTGGGCGCTTGAGTTCCAACTCTAACAACACGTAGAACCTGCGCAGCTTGTGCCATTTGACAACAGCGTGTTCTGCTATACGGATTGTCCGCAGATAGTTTGATTGATAGCGTCTAAGCTTCTGATAGATCCACGGATGAGCGTAAGTGGAGAACCTTAGCCCTCGTTCAGGTTCCCACTTTTCAATGGCTCTTATGACACCTTCAACGCAGTACTGACACGCATCCACAAAGTGTTCTTTGTGCTTGATAACTTTACAAACGTCCCGGATAAATCCAAGGTTATGACGCACCATTGCATCTAGGCACTCGTCCTGCATGATGCCGTGCTTCCAGCCAGAGTGGAGCAATACCATCTCATCGTGAGACAACAAACGCTCCGGGTTCCTCTGTAAGGTCCGGAGCGTCTGCCGTATGCTTGCCTTACTTGGTGGCAAGTTTAAAATTCCATCTGTAGTTGCATTTCAACTGTTTCCGTTTTGGAAATAGTTGGGACTGTATCTTCAATCCGCTCTAGATAAAAACGCCCATCAATGTTTTTGCCATCAGCCAAGATATAGCCATGCCAGAATCTTGTATCTTGCGTACGCTTACCCTTCAGTGGTTGGCACTCAAGATGATAATGCTCTGGCAATGGCTTTGCTCCTAGTTGATTGATCTGCGCCACGATGTGGGTACATGTACAAGGTCCATCAATGTCTACGATAACACCGACAGGGCCATGCTTATGTTTATAGAAATCATCCCAGCATTGGAATACTGTCCCAGGTTTCATCCATGTACTCACTTGACACCGTTAGCCTTGAGCATCGCTGGCTTTGTTTCCCACTCATACCGGATGGCATCACGGGTAGCAGAAACTAACATCAGGAACAACAGCACCGTAAGCGCAGTAATAACACCAGCCTTGATGCTGTCCTTGATTGCTTTCTTACGTCCAAGGTATGCAGCTCGGTTAGCATCCAAGGCATTCTGCCGATTCCTCTTATTGATTTCCAAAGTCTGGAAGTGCCGCCATTCTGCCAACCGGCAAGCCGTACACATCTTGTCTGTATCTTCTACGCTGTTCCCACATTCGTTGCATCGTCGCATCTTCTTATCTCCTAACTATCTCTAACTATTCGCCCGGTTGCTCTGGTGCTTCCGGTGCTTTGCCCTTGCGGAGTGTCCTACGCAACATCAGCTGCTTAGATAGTTCCGCAGGATCCATGTCCATCGCCTCTGCGAGCTTCAAAAGACTCGTATCACTAGGGGCCTTTTTACCTGTCATGTAATCGCTGATGCGGGGCTGGGTGTAACCAGTCCGCCGTGCCAGCTCGTTTTGGGTCAATCCTCTAATCATGCACCATTGTATATACACACTTAGTATATTGTCAATACTTGACATATACACCTTTAGAATATATTATTGATGTGTACCACGGGGTACAGGAGATAACGATGACACTTTTTAGACAAGCCTACACTATGGTTGAAGATGCCGACGAAGAAGGCAAAACCATCACGGCTCACGGTTTGAAAACTTCTCACGAGCTGACGTTGGATCAAGCCCAAGACTGGCTCATCTACGAGCGTGACAGGAACAGTAAGTTTTTCATCGAAGGCAACCTAATCAAGTTCAACGACAAAACCGTTTGGATCAGCATCACTGATCCAGATACAGAGGGAGATAAAGAATGACAAGTAGCGAAACCATAGGGGCTATTGCCCCTTCACTTATCAAGGCACAAAGCCGGATGCAAGGCATCAGCAAGGAAGGCACTAACCCCGCCTTCCGTTCCAAGTACGTCACCCTTGACAGTATCTTGGACGCTCTGCGCCCTATCCTGACGGCTAACGACCTGATGCTTACACAAGGCACTACAGACACCAACGTCACAGATGGCAAGGTTGTAGCGATTACAGTAGAGAGCCGAATCATCCATACAAGCGGTGAATGGATCAGCACCACGGCAACCATTCCAGTTACTAAGCCTGATGCACACGGTCTGGGTTCTGCACTCACTTACGGTAGGCGCTACTCGGTGTCTGCACTCCTAGCGATATCAGCTGATGAGGATGACGATGCAAACGGAGCAACCAATCAGCTGCCACGGGGACCGCAAGGCAACATCGTTATTTCTGAGCCTATCAAGCCGAGAGGTTTACAACGATGAGATTTGGGGCAGTGTATACAAGACTGCTTGAGGGTTTGAGCATCAGGCGCAAAGCATGGGAGCCGGGCTGTTATGTCCGGTTCTCTGACATCGGAGAAAAGAACTTGATCATGTACAGGGCTAACGGTAACCGACACGCTTGGTGTCCTGCCATCGATGACCTGTACGACCGACAGATTCAAGAAGCAAGGGAAGATTGGGAGGTAATTAGATAATGAAATTCGACATCATAGATGGCGAGCTGTGGGACGAAGAGACCGGCGAGTATGCCGGTCCAGCATCTGGCTGGATAACAGGTGAGGAATCACCAGAAGATCTCGCACTACTGGTCATGCGGAAGCGGATGGACATCGAGGCAGCCATAGATGCCGAGACAGCAAAGATGCACGCCATCTTGGCAAACTGCCAAGCCATCATCGGTAAGCAATCAAGACGGCTTGACTGGTTACAAAGGCAGTACGATGCACAGCTGAAAGAATACGCACTGAGTCAACTACCACGCAAAGCCGATGGCACATTGAAAGCCAAGACATGGACATGCCCCTATGGCACGATAACGTTTAGATCGCTCGCATCAAAAATCAAGATTGTAGATGGACAAGAAGAAGAGGTTGTAGCCTACCTGCTAGAACATCATCCAGAAGCAGTCAAAACAAAGCACTCAGTACTGGTTAGTATGCTTAGTGATGTTACGCTTGAGAAAGTGCCCGGTATTGAGATAATCCCGGCTACCGAGGCGGTAACGATAAAAACTGTTTGACAAACTATCCGCACTGGGTGTATATTCTCAGTGCGGGTATATACCGTAGGGAGATAGAAGATGGAAGTATTAGATAACGTTTACACGATGGAAAGACTGGAATCAGTCCTCCGCAAAGACCACACGACATTCGAGAGCATTGAGATTGACTTTGATTCAATGTGGAGCGAGCAAGCAGGTGCATGGATCTACACTCGCAAAATCTGCGTAGCCATCCACAACCTCCGCCGTACGCTCTGGTTCACGACCTGCAAAGGTTCCTTGCAAAGCGTAACCTACAGCAGCGGTGGTGTAGACATCATCATCGGAATCGACCAGTTCACATTCGGGGCTCCTGATGACTGGGAAATCAGAAAGTGGATTGGCGAGATGGCAAGTCAGTTGATGCCATAAGGTAGAATCAAGCACCCGCAAGGGAAATCAAAACAACTACAAACGGTGCTTGGAAAGCGTAAGGCCACCCCTCGAAAGAAGGGTGGTCTTTTGCTGTCAACTTGTAAGGATTTCTTACAAGTTCAAGTGGTTAGTTCCAAAATGGAAACACCCACTCAAAAAGAGACCCGGCAGTTTGAGCATCTAAGAGAGGCTTGCCGGGTTCGTTGCTTGATACTACCAGTCTATGGAAACAAAGCCACCGTTTGCTCCAAGCTCGCGCCATGCTCTAGCCTTGCGGTAGACACCGTCACCTTCACGCTCTGGCTTGTCTTCGTCTTCCATTTCAGGGGATGTATTGCCCTCTACGGTCTTGACTCCCCAAGGGAATACCCCGGTAACGATACCAATGTGAGCCAGCCTGTTCAGCGGTGCAAACCAAAAACAGCACAGGTCACCAATCCTGACTTTTGAAGGATCCATTTGTGCATCATTGACCGATAGCCAGTTCTTGGTTTTCCTTGCCCAGTTACCATGGTCGGGACAGTAAGCCGAGCGTGGCCAGTCAGCAGGGATTGTTAGGGCTAGGTCGTGAGCTGCATTCCGTAGCCGGTACACCACAAAGGCGGCACACCAAGGGCTACCGGGGGGCACAGGTGGGATGGTGGATGCTTGGTAGACTTCAACAGCCTTGCCCCTGTTGTCGCCAACTTCCTGCACACCAACATTGTCAATGGCTTCTTTAGCTGCTCTAAGTGCGATAGGTCTATTCATAGTGATATATTCCTTTTGTCGATCTTATCTCCCGACACGGTGGGCAGTCTCCCTTCTGCATCTTCGCTGCCCACCACCCCTTCCTTCTAACTCCAAGTTTCTCCATCATCGATACTGCTGATTTGGATTAGGCTGTTTCCACCATCTCGGTAGTATCCGTACCAAACACCAAGCCTCCAAGCAATCGCCGTTTTGCCTTGGTTTACACCTCCACTGACAATCACACTACCAGCGGTGATAACGTTGCCCTGTGGGTCGTATATGACCCTGTAGAGGTCTCCTGAGTGGTGATATAGGACGATTCTTTTTCCCATGGGATTGATTGCCACGCTGGCATCATCACCTGAACCTGTTACTGTTACTGCCACGCTGACATTCACCCCCTCGTCATCTGTGTAATAGCTCTTGATGTCGTTAGCTGACCCTTCAACAACGATGTACAGCCTACCGATAGCACTGGTCGGATCATAGGCAATATGGACGCAGGAACAATCGGTGATACTCGTTGTCTGCATGACCCAGTTGGTAGCGTTTGGACCATCCGCAAAGTGCAAGGCAATAGAGCCAGACTCGACTACCGCATAGCACATCCGCTGGTTAGGAGCTACAGCAGCACTTACACACGTTCCTGCCAGTTGCTGTTCACGAAACCAGACTCTAAACCTATGGCTTGTGTGAAGCGGTAGAAGTCCAACCGTGTCACCGCTGAAGTTAACGTCGTGGTTGCTTTCACCAAGCCCCCAAGGAGTGGACGTGTAATACCGCCCTTCGGCATCTATCGTGCTATCTGTGCCACGGTTTGCGCTTGTGGATGCAAGCAGTAGATCAACAGTGCCCGTGGTTAGAGGGTCACCCGCATTGTCAAGCAAAGCGCCATGAGCAATGCCACGGAGCAAACTTCCAGCCGGTAAGTACAATCCGGAATCAGTACCGCCATTAACATCGAACGGGTCATTCAAGTCCGGAGGGAAGTTACCATTGATGCGGTCAAAGAGCGTCTGGGCTGTAATAGTGCCTTGTGCTAACTGATGCCCGTATGCAAAGTCTGTACCGCTTGTTGCGTTAGGCGTGGCAAGAATACCGCCACCTCTTAGCCATGTAGAGTAACCAGTAACGCCGTTTAGGAAACAATCTCTGAGCGGTGGTTGGCTTACAGAACAAGTAGCACCAGCGGGATAGGCCACCGAGTAGGTTGCAGTCCAGCCGGGATGCCGAACGATGGAAACATCTGATGCATTGATCTGGTCGCACAGCTCGCTAATCGTTACCGGATCTACGCTGTAGGTAGTAACACCCGTTGCACCTCCTACGGTCTTCTGCCACCAGACATCGGACTCTTCTTCGGTTCGCCCGTCTCTATCTTGTTGCCAGAAACGTCTGCCGTAGTAGTAGGTCGTTGTGTCGGCTTCCGAAACGATAGCAGGTGTAATGCGCTCGAACTGAGCCGTAAAGGAATCCGGGACGTAAGTAGAATCTGTGTTCGTGTATACAAGCGTGGTAGTACCGATGTCAATGCTTCCGGTTTGTACTCGTAACCGCTGGCAGGACGTGATGCCCCAGTAAGCCGAGTCTACGCTCTCACTTCCTGCGTAGCTGCTCGATGCCGTGTTCTTGCGTGGGTACGGGTTGTCCTTGTTATCGGTTGCCGGAGTAGCACCAAGGCTCCAAGTATCAGGAGAGCAAAGGTCAAGTGTAACGGTACTGTATGAGGTCGTAGGAGCCACAACCTGCCATCTTTTCCAGTTGCCGTGGTAATCGGTCAACTCGATGGTTCCCGTTGCGTTAGTGCCTGATTGCGCTTTTATCTGTATCTGTAGATATCGATAACCGCTCATGCCTTCGTATGGTGCGTAGGTTCTATCGTTGCCTGTACCGGCTATGCTTCTGTTGTTAGTCTCGGAAATAGACCAGCCATTGAAGCGCCAACCACGGAACAGTACACGGTTGTCTGTGCTACTGTCTCCGTTGGTTGTTAGACCACTGCCGGATAGTTCAGCCGATATCCAAGACGGCACATCATTGAGAGATGTACTCAAAGTGTCTGTGCCGTAATCTGGGTCTGTTAGCACCGTAGTGGTGCTGTAGTTGCTTAGAGTGTCCGTAGCCCCGTATGAGCCACCAGAAGAGCCTACAGTACGTGTTCCGCCATCATAGCCTGTAACCACAACATTTAGAGCATCTGGATATGCTCCTTCCCAAGCACGAATCCTGCCAGCAATGGAAACATTACGATCTAAGCAAGAAGAAGTACTAATCGTTCCGCTGGCTCCCGTATAGATACCGAATGCGTCCACTCCACCTTGTACGTGCATTGTCCATTCCGTGGCACTCTGATTGTGGAATGTATGGCTATGGCTGATGTCGTGTACCGCTGTGCCATTGACCTTTACAAGGCTTACCGCAAAGTCATGGGCAGAAGGTCCAACACTACTACTTTCTGAGCTTAGAGATGCCGTGTAGTTTGCTGTTACTCTGGACAAAGCAGCAGCCGATACGCTAACGCTTCCACCACCAGCGGATAGGCTACAAGACGCTGTAGCCCCAGATGTGGTCTTCTCGTACCAAGTGTAGGAGGTTAGGCTCGGAAACCGTGTTGGTGCGCTAGAAGACGAAAAAGAATCCTCAGCAATGTCCCACAACTTATCCACGCTAACAGATGCGGAGAAGTCACCAGCAACCGTAGCCGTAACGTCTTTGTATAGCGTCGTGCCACCTTCAGTAGCTGATGAGATTACAACGTAGTTTGTAGCCGTTGACCCGTGTCCATTGTTGACCGTGATATTGGCTCTAAGTTCCCACGACCAAGGAGAACCAGGAGCAGTACCTACAACATTGGTTGCAATGGTCAGCGATGCCGAGAATCCAAGATGCCCGGAGAATGTAAAGTTAGTAGCCTTGTATTGCCAGTCAACATCAGGAGGAACAACCGTGTATGGATTCCAGACTCTAACCTGTACATCTTGTGTATGGCTCATTGTGAGCGTGGCTGTACGCGTACCGTCAAGGTATGGCATGGTTAGACTTTCTGTCCACGATACACAGCTTTACGTACAGAGAAGCCTGATGTCTGCTCGGTCACAAAGTCAATCGTCGGAATACCGATGATACGGTAATCACCCTTGGTGGTTGTACCGTCAGGCTCCATAATCCGAACTACATCACCAAGCCAAAGCGGTCGGTTATTGCTAGACAAAACCAAGAAATCAGACTCCCACTCAATAAGAATGCGTCCGGTAGTCAAGCGGTCATAGAGGATGTCGCAAGCCTGATCTACTGCATCCTGCGTGGTTAGTGCAGGGTCACGCAGTTGGTACGGTACTGGTCTGCCTCGCCAGTTGTACGGTCGTGATGCCGGTGCTGTGCTTGCAGTTTCCGCAGCTGAATCAACACGGCTCTTTGTTATAAACAATCCAGTTGCTGGGTCTTGCCCTACGACCTGCACCTGTGTTGCTTCCGGTGTTTCATAATGGCTGGACATCCTTCGCACTACACGCTTAGGTCTTAACACTTCCGCTACACCTGCCGTGGTTGCCGTTGCGATGCTTTGGTATAGCGTCATTACCGGAGTGGTAGAAGCGTTAGGAGCGTCTTGCCAAACGTACGAATACCCGCTTGTAGTTGGCATCCATCCGACAATCCAGTTAGCGTAATAGTCATTCTTGAGCTTGTCTAGATAGCCGCCAACGGTATCGAAAAAGTCAGGTGCCAGAGCATACTGACCCTTTGAAATATTAGGACTGTACGGCAAATCAAGGAGTGGAGTATCACCAGACAGGTACACGTTGCCGTCATACCCAGCGATTAGCATAAGGTCAATAATGGCGTTTACCGCTAGTAGTCCATCGTACGGGTAAGACTCCACGATGTAGGCAAGGTCAAAGTCACGTGAGCGGTCTTGACCAGAGTACACAAAGATACTCCAATCCTTGGTAGTATCGCCTTCCTCGTAGGTGATCTCAGGTGGTGTAAGCGTTCCGCGAAATATGTCTATCTCTGCTGGTGTTGGTGTAGCACCATCCGTCAAAGCAATCCTGATTGGACGGTCTGAGGTTATCTGTGGCTGGTCTACACCAGCATCTGTGATTGGTTTCCTGCGGGTTGTCAGGCTACACGTAGCCCTGCCGTTATCATCTACGCTTATGCTTAGGCGTTCAACATCGCAAGTAATGTCTACTGGGTCATCTGCTGTACTGCCTACCTCTGGATCGTAGACCAAGTCAAGTTCGTAAAATCCAAAGGTTGCAGATCCGGTACTGCTCGACAAAGTAACCTTTGCCCGTACATCTGTAATGACACCGTTGGGAGTGTAGGCTGTTAGGTCATCCTTGACAACAGAATAAGACGCGGATGCAGAACCTGGACCGATTGCATCATAGGCGTAGGTATCGGTAAAAGTTGCTCCCGTTGGTGGTGCGTAGCGTAGTTTCTTGACTGGGCTTACACCATAACCACTGGTAGCAAACTGCAGTTTTGCAAGCTGTACGCTTGCCTGTCCTTGTGGCACTAACCAAGAGAATGCAGCAGCAGGTGTAATCGTGTTAGCCGTTGCCGGGGATAGGTCTGCGAAGACATGGCTAAAAGCAAGCCCTGTAGAAGTGCTTACAACCAACTCACGCCTACGGCATGGAATCATCATGATGGTGATGAAGTCACTTGCTACCGATGACAAGTAGACGGCGTTTGCCTGTGGAGCGATGTTGGAATCGTTGCGCTGGTAAGTTCCAACCAAAGAACCCGACTTGTACACCTGTGCGCTACCGTTAGCTGCAAACCATACCTCAACAGAGCCAGCAGAGCCTACACCCCAACCAGCCTTTAGAATCACCGTATCGTCGGAATCCTTGAGCCCCGGTACATACAGGCTTATGTATGCTGGCTGGTTAGCACTCCATGCTGTTGTGAGCGTTGCACGTTCGGTTACATTGAGGCTTTGCAGGTAGTAGTCACCTGATGCCTTGATCTGCATTTGCTTCCAAGATGCAGCCGTTGTCAGCGTATAATCACTCTTCTGAAACCTTGCGTAGTTGCCGGCATATGTTGTGCGCCATGCTGCGGTAACCGGAAGCGGAGCAAGCATCAAGGTTAGCGTAGAAGGCTCTAGCCAGACATTGCTACTTTTAGATAAATCCCAAGTCGTACCGTCAGCTGCAACAATCAAACGCCCCTTTTGAGGGCGTGGTTCTGGGCAGTCTACTTCGATCTTAAGCGGCCAAGAGTTTGCCATCAGAACCTCTTCATAATTCCGGGAGTGCCGTTCTTACGAGCTTCGTCCCGCATGATGCGTCTTACCGAACGTTCAAGCTCTGTTCCTGCCGGAATCAAGCCGTTATTACCACCACCAAAGAAATCGCCCATTCTGATACCACCGCCACCACCTACGGCAAGTTCTCCAGCGGTAACACCTAATGCACCCATTTTGCCACCACCGAGTGTCTCACGGCGTAGCGTCAAAGCGTCTGCGGTTGTCTTGGTGTTGTCTGCAATCTTGCCGAGCATCCCGGTTATGGAGTCTCCACCCATGCCACCAGTACCTTGAGCGCCACCAAATATCATCCCCGGTGGTAAACCTTGAGGACCAAGCCTACCCAAGATTGCATCTTGATACTCACGAGCCTTTTGATTTGCAATGTCTATAACGGACGGCAACATATAATTTGGACCCATTGGTGATATTTTGGGTGGTTGTAAATCTTGTGTTTTTCTTGGTAAAAATGCACCCTGATTAGGTGCAAGTATTCCAACATTAGGAATTTCGCCACCGGGTAATTGCACGGCACCAAGCGTCAATATAGCAATCGCTTTTTTTAGTCCGGTCAATATTGGCTGTATAAATTCTACAAAGGCTGTTCCAAAATCCTGAACACCAGTACTAAAAGCAGTCATAAGTTCATTCCACTTACCAGCTGCCCAGTCATATGCTTCACCGAAATAATAAATCATAGACTCTTTTACGAATCTAAATGTCTCACCCATATCATGGACAATTGCAGTCCAAAAATGTGGAATCTGACTCATGTAAGCCAGAATGTTTGCAATTACTCCGACCATGAGTTGTTGGAAGTTTGCAACATCTGTACCCCTAAGGAAACTAGCAAACACATCTTGGATTACACCGCTCTTGCCGATAGCAGTAAACACCTCACCGATTTGTTTACCAATGTTAGTAATCAAATCAATAAGACGCATTGTGCCACCTTCGGCACTTCCAAAGATGTCAAGGATGCCACGACCAATCGGAAGGAACGCCTGCTCTAGAGCATCCTGTAGATTCTCAAACGTAGTTAAGGCTGATTGCGTAGCCTTCGGTAGTTGTTCAAGACCGGAGATAATGCGCTTGATGGCTTCATCTGCTGTAATGCCCATCTTCTGGATCGCTTCAGTTGATGCCGTACCAAAAGCAGAAACCAACACCTGCCGGATCTGCGGTACACGCTCGGCTATCTGGTTGATTTCCTCAGCTGATATCTGACCCTTAGATGCAATCTGACCAAGTGCCAGGATTACACCGTCTAGTTCGGACTTACCCTTACCAACCAGAGCAAGCGCATTGCCGAAAGCCATCAATGCTCGCTCGGCTGTCTGTGCGTTCAGTCCTGCGGCTTCCAACTGAAGAACACCCGCACGAACCTCTGTAAGCCCCAATCCGGGAAGTTTGGCTATCTCCTGAAGCCTACTTAGTTGGGCTTGTAGTTCCTGTGCATTCTTGGCATACGCCGCTAATCCACGTACCTGTGAATCATAAGCCATGGCAGCTTGCACACCTGTCACGGTGGCAAAGCTTGCCTGCGCTACTTCAAGCAACCGAGTAGCATCAGCGGCTGTTCGGATTGCTTCACCGACAGAACGTGCAGAAGAACCTACACGCTGTAAGGCACGGACAGCAGCGGCTTCACCGATAACCGATATCTTGGCTGTGAGTTCCGCTACTGTCATTACCTGCCTCCAAACAATGCGCTAACCATCTCGACTTGTTGTTTTTCTATCTCTTGTCCTATCATCGCAACTTCTGCGATTTGGTCAAGCGTTAGATCGGTCTCTGATGGATGCCGGTTGAGATACTTCACGGTGTAGTAGGCAACCTGACCTGCTACACCTCGGAGCCGTTTTTTGCGTCTTTGACCCTGCCTTGTAAGTCATCTGTTGGATACCAACTAATGAACTCACCGAGGATGCGAAAGAACGTCTGCTTACTGGTACGTGCCAGATTACCGAATGCCCGTAATGGCGATTCCTCAGCTGCGTCTGTAGGGTCTGGTACATAGCACCGACCAAGAAGGTAAATCTGGTACAGCATTGCTTCGGGGAACTCGGCGAATGCCACACGCAGGGATTGCAGCTCTTTGGAATCTGGGAAGAGGTCAGCCGCCTTCGGTTCACGAAAACGGAGTTCTGCGCCATCACCAGCGATGTCCGACAAGTCGACCACTAGGGTTCCCTTGTCGGCATCTTTCGGGATTTGTTTTAGGTTACTTAGTGCCATGCGCTAGTGTACTACGACCAAGCGGTAGCAACTCCGTTAGTACCAAGGGTAACTGTAGCGGACTCGGTTACGGCTTCCTCGTTTGCAACACTTAGACCAGTAGCGGTAACAACACCAACGAAGGTCTTAGCGGTAAGGCTTCCCGGGGTTACTACGATCTGGCAATAGTAACCATCCTTGCCGTAGAAGATTGGACCGACAACCGAATCAACCAAGAACTCGACTTCAACACTACCGTTTGCCTTGGTTACCTGAGCTTTGTTCTGAGCATCGCAGAGTGCGCTAACGTCAACGCTGTTTACCGATGTTGAAAAGCGAACCGAGCGAGCAATACAGGTGTAGGTTTCAGCCGTAAAGGTGGAAGGCGCACCGTCTTGGTAACCACCAAAAGCAACGGTTACAACACAGTTTTCACCGATAAGGGCAGATGTACGTGAGAATGGCATATGTTACTCCTATTGTTGTGTGACCATACGGTACACCGCCGTCACTCCAAAGTCTGTCCGACCACCGCTCTCTAAACCGAACGTTTGAGCTGTTGATTCCCTCCGGCAATAGAACCGTGGCGAGGTACTCGAAACGTGCTGATTATCAAGCAATGTGTCTATACGGGACATGATCGCAGCACTCTGTGACATGGACACCGCACCACTTGCAGTATCCCACACGGTGATTCTGTAGGTCGGATAAGTAAAGACCCGGCTACCGCAAAGCACGTCTTGGTCTTGCCCGGCATTACCTGCACGGTCAAAGACGATGTAAGGCGTAATCGGTTGCTTCCGACTGATCGGGTCTACCTGTGGGGCAATGGTGTTGTATACGCTCATCTGGAAGCCAGAAGGCTTGTTATCAGGAGCAAGCAAACCCATAAGCGTAGTATCGCCTGTCAAGGTTTCGTAGATCCATTGCTCGATTACTGCTGGCTCAAATGCCATTACTTGCCACCCTTCAGGATAACCTTACACGCTGCTTGAAAAGACGGGGCTACATACTCAACAGCGGGACGTAGAAACGGTCTTGCAGGTACATGGTTGCCAGCCTTCGATATCCACCCCAGTTCCAGCGGTACTCCGTACTTTGCTTCAACCACAACAAGATAAGACGTTGCAGTCAATGGTTTTGCCTTGATGCTTCCTGTCAGCGTTCCTGTATCGCTGTTAGGTGGAGTGCCTGGAGGGCTTGACCAGTGATCGCCATATTGTCGATACTTGCCGGAGTTCATGGCAATGCTTTTGCTTGCTTCACCTTGTATGTCCGCAGCAGCTTTGCCAACAACCTGAGACAGCCTTCCCAGATTCTTCTGGTAGGCTTGCAGGTTTACCTGCTTCAGGCTGTAGGAAACCTTTATCACGGAGCCAGAACCTCAATCTCAAGTGGACCAAAGCGCCTCACCGTGCTAGACACCGTGAAGGAAATCGTTAGCCGGATATCAGCCGCTGTCCCATATGCCGCAGGATTCAGAACAGACAGGATGCCTTGTGCGCTGTACTGCTTGGTGAGCGTCACACTCCCACCGCCAAACGAGTAACTAGATCCGGTAGCAATGTTAGTAAAGGTAGCACCAAGCGTACCTGTCGTAATGTCTACAGGGCTTCCCAGTTCGTCAACCAAGCGTACGACATAGGAGTGCCAGTCTCCGACCCATGCGGAGACTTGCACGACCTGCTGAGGGTCTTCCGTCAAATCAAAGATAAGAGCCATTAGATATCCCTCACATAGATGCGTAATGGGCCGAATACCTGCGTATCGCTTGCACCCGTTGTGCGTGTAATGGTTGCAGTGTAAGTGCCTGGAGTGTTCGTTACCGTCGTATCGATTGTAAACTGCGCACGTCCATCAGCTGCATAGGTTGCCGTACAGGAGTAAGTGTCAACCAAGGTAGCACCACTGTTGTAGACCTTAGCCGTAACCGTTGCTGAGGTGATATCAATCCCTGCGCCGTTGTTGTCTACACACTGAATATCGATGCCGTGCTGTGCGCCCTTCTGAATGTCAAGTGGATCAGATGCACCCAAGCCATCAGCCCTAACCTCAAAAGGGCCCATGCGAACAAGAGCGGCTGATGTTACAGGGGTAACCAACTCGGCATTGACATACTCACCAAACGTGCCAGCCGTTGTGTGTCCGCTTCGAGCTTCATCCCATACTGCGTCAGCGATAGACCCTGTGTTGATGTTGGTATTGACGTACTCGCCAAAGGTTCCAGCCGTTGCGTAGGACGAGCGTACAGCGTTCCAAACTGCACCAGCAGTCTGCGCTTCCGTCAAGCCACCACTGCTCAGCTTGACCGTCATTACCGCACCGTTAGTACCAGATGCACCACGTACAACAATCGTGACATCGTCAGCACCAGAAGCAAGCGCAGCATCAGGGATGTCCAATCTGTACACGCCCGGCATGTTGGTTGCGTCAACCTCCGCAAAGCCACCAGCAGTCCACGCCTGAGCGATTGTACGGGCTACTAGAGGAATGCTTACAGATACAGTGCGTGTGCGGTTGTATCGGGCTGTTAGACCACTTGTGGAGGCAGTGAGACCTGTAGCACCTAGATAGAGTTCGATGGACTGTGATGTGCTTCCGGGAGCGATTGTGATGGTACTGGCGTTACGCTCGGTTGGATTGTACTGCCCGATACCTGAGAGACTCCTGTAGGTGACCGCTCCTGCGTCTGGCGTTGCACCTGTCCATGTCACACCATAAGCATCCGTTACAGGCGCATTTGTCGCTATACCGAATCCTGTATTTCTTGAGTTTTTCAATGTGCCGAACGGAGCAATATCTCCAAATCCCTGCAAAAGGTTTTGCATAAGGTCAATACCAAGAAAGTCTGAAACAACAGTCGTAGCAGACGATGAAACATTACTTAATTGGTTGGTGCAATTAATAATATTGTATTGTTGTGAAATTATATTCGTTGCAGTAGATTGGATTCCGGTAGTACCAGACGCCAATATGCAGTTTTGTACTGTGTGAGTGTTAGTTGTGTTGCCACGTTCTATGTTTACACAAGTGGTAGCCGTAACAAAACAGTTTGATATCAATACAGAAGACGTTGTTGTTCCACTTTGTGGTAATGAATATATTCCTGTGCTATTGTTGTAACACCCGCAAATAACGCGACAATTTTGTACAGATACACCAGATACTCCAGACGTAGAAACTGGAAGTCGTATCCTTATGCCTATTGAACCACCAAAAAAAATTGAATTTTTTACAGAAATTTCATTATTAGTTGTATTTGGAGTCTCAATTTCTAAACACGCTGCAGGAGTACCTGCATAATACACACCATATACAACAACCCTATTTATTGTTGTATTTGTCCCAGATATTATAAATGTTGAAACAGTTTGACTTGTTGCACCTTCCAAAACAACATCTTGAATTGTTATGTATGATTTAGCATTTGTATTAATGCGTGTACCAGTGGCGCTTGTTGAACTATCGTTTACAGCTCCTGTAATACGCACCTGATCAGCAGTGATACCACTGAACTGTGACGCAGTCGGGTCTCCTGCAATCACAAGAGTATTACTTACTGTAGGCGTAACTGTCAGCGTGACAGACTCACGATATACACCGGGGGCAATGTATAGAGTGTTTACGCCAGTGGTAAGTGTCATGTTTGCAAATGCATATGCGATGGTTTGCCACGCTTGATTTGTGGCTGGCCCAGTGCCAGTGTTTGCATTATTGCCGTCATTACGAACATAGTAGGTTGCCATTATTCAGCTGTTCCTGAAACAATTTCTTGAGCCATAATCACAGCAAACTGATTGCTGTAACCTTGCTGAAACTGTGCGTCTTGTAAAGCCCACCAAGCAAAGATTGACGTGCCATTCTCGCCAAACGTGCCGAGTAGGTTGCCATCGTTATCATAGATGTCACCGAATACAAACCAATCACCGGGCGTGTTCGGGTTAGGTTCTAAACGGTAATTTTGAAGGTTCATTTGCCCACCTTCAGGCTGTTAGCCTCAACACCCTTGAAAGGCATCGTCAAGAAAGCTAGAACACTAGACACCGCAGCGGAGACACCAGCCGCTACCGCCTTGCTCCCGTAGAGTGCCAGCACTGCGCCAAGCTCGGCAACATCCTGCGCTTGTGCAGTACGAATGCCATCACCGAAAACGGTCGTGAAGGAAGCCACGAAAGCCACGATCACAACTACGACCAATCGCTTGATTGAAATTCCATTCATGTTCTTCGTGCCTCCATCGCTGAAACCTTATTCTCTAACTTGCCTAGCCGTTGTTCTATCATCCGGACTTCTTGCCCTTGGCGATCGAGCGATTGAATTATGTTAGCGTTCTGTACTTCGAGTTTAGCAAGACGTACCTGCAAGGCAACCCAAGCCGAACCAATCGCAAACAACGTCACAAAAGCTTGGATGCCCATCTGCACCCACATTTCAGGGCTCATGCCGTCCTCTCCACTAATCCTACGTGCTGTACTAAAAGGTCGGTCTGTCCAAAGTCTGTACCGACCACATCGTAATACTTGGAATCGTCACCCGTGACATAGACCCTATCGTGAGCCATTACATCAGCCGATACCGGCAGAGTAACACTCCAACCTGCTGATGGCTGGATGCCACCGCCTACAATGCTCTCGGTGTCGCTCTGGTTGCTTATCCTGCCCTTGTAATCGGCAACCTTGCGCCATGTCTCAGTAACACCGCCTCTGCCGTCTTCGGTCAGGGTAAAGCGGTGTACCTCAATAGGTGTCTGGCAGAGGTTACGAACCAAGCCAGCCTGTAGCGTTGCACGGAGGATAGGGCTCATGCGAACACCACCGGACGATACTTTTCAGCCATCTCAATGCAGTGCGCTTTGAGTTGGCTTAGCTTCACATCTGATGTGCCTTCCTTTGCGTCAATGTCAGAAGCACATCGAGAGGCTTTGATAAGCCACGCTTGGCGTGTAGCTGAGCGAACATCATAACGCTCTACATTGATTGAGCCCATGTCAACCCAAGTTAGTACCGGATCAGATGAACCATCCTCAATCGTGAAGCCTTTGAACTGGTACGCAGGGTAAGCCGGATAGTCTGGCTCGGTGCTGTCGCTTGTCCCTGCTACTCGGCACTCGTATACACGACCGTTAGGCGTTACTGGTACAACCCGGTCACCGACAGAGTAAGCCGTGCTGGCGGTCCATGTGCTGAACCGTGACAGACTATCAAGGATAGACCCTATATCGGTGGTGGACATCTGCGGATAGGACTGGGCATCCACAAATAAGGATACCTGTGCTATCGCCTCGGCTCGTGTCATCATGTCCTAAGTATCCCACACAGAGCCGTAGGCTCGGACAACGCATTAGACAAAGAGAAAGCCCCCGGCACGTCTGCCGAGGGCTTGAGATAGAACCCGCTACGCTTAGGAAGCGGTTGTGGTTGCGAGGACGATGAGCGAACCTGGAACCTTCAAGGAAGCGTCCGAGTTTACGTTTCCAACGTCGTGTGCGTTGAATGCGAAACGCTCGGTTGCCTTGTAGGTGAGCGCATCCTCAACGAACTTAACTTGGTCAGAAACCTCAACGGTCATTGCACGGCGATCGCCGAATGCAGCACCCTTGCTCAAGTCACCGAGGATAGCAACTGGAGTCGTTGCAGCAGGAGCTTTAGGCATATTCTGTACCCACTCGATTGGATAGCCAAAGAGTGTCGGTGCAGAAGTATATGCATTCTGGATGTCGAGGATAGCGTTTCCACCAAGGGCGATGAGCTTGTCAGCAACGCCATTGAAGAAGAGGTCTTTGTGCATGTACCACTTCGCATTGTCTGCATACGTTGGCAACTTAGCGACCATGCTCTGGAAGTTCGCAAGCGTAAAGTTTGAGAACGATGCACCAGACAAAGCAGCTCCAAGAACGACACCAGCGATGTTAGCCTTGGTTGCGTTCAAGCCGTAGACAGCCTTCAAGATACCAGTGATGCTTCCGTAGGTGGATGTTCCATCACCATTGAAACAGGCGTTGTCCTCTTCCTTGGCAATAGCATAAGCCATGTCACGGGCAAGAGCAGCACCGAGGTCGATAACGGTATCTTCGCCAAGTTCCTTGGATGCAATCGTAAGGACTGCGAGCTTCTTGGCTGCGAGGCTGACCTGACCAAAGGTGATGTCGGAAGCCGTGATTGCTGTCGCTTCAGATGCATAATAGACGGTTGTCGATGCAGTTGCGGAAGGAACAAGCAAGGTATCCGAGGACATCGGGTAGATACGGGAGTTGCGACGAGCGACACCGTACTGCTCACGGAGCCAGATTAGATCCGAGGAAACGATGTTAGGAACCGTGTAACCACCAGCACTGTCTGTGCCTTCTGTCTGTGCCTTCAGGTGTCCGTTGTCAGACAACCATTTGGTTGCAGACTTGACACCGGCGAGGTGGCGAGCGAACTGGCCAAAGGTGTAGGCCTTGAGGTTCTTCTCATCTTGTGAACCGTGGAAAGGATTGCGCTGTACATTGATGGCGCTCTTCCATGGCTGTGCATCTACCTGTGGCTTTGCTGCTGGTGCAAACTCACCGAGGGACTTGATGGCTTCTACACGCTCTTCGATGTTCTTGGCTTCTGCCATGATGCTCTTGACCTGTGCGAGGTCACCATCACCGGAAGCAAGCTCACGTGCTGTTGCAAGCAGGCTTTCCCGCTTTGCATTCAACTGTTCGATATTCATAGTTGAGTCATTAACTCCAGACGTGCCAAGAGTTCTTGGCGCTCGTCTATGTCAGTGGCTTTCGCCTTTACTTCGATGGACGGCTGCTCTTCCGGCTGGTCTGCATCCCGCAGAGAGTCCCAGACAACGGGAGCCAAACGCTTTGCGCTTGACCGTGATAGACCGACTGCATCCCGCAGTCGACGTTCGACACCCCGCAACGATACAGGGTGTACGCTTTTCATTCCGTGCATGGCGTAGAGAGCCTTTGCACGTTTTGCAAATTCATCAATGATGGCATCTGCGATGCTCTGATCGGTTACCATCTCGATAGCACCGCAGAGCGCATCGTAGTAGGCTTCCAGCCCTTCGTGTACCATCTCGCTTTCGGACTCATCAAAGACCGACACGGCGTATTCTTCCGGGGATTGCTCAGGCATTGGAGCCATTACCATCTCTTCTTCTTCCATCATCGGCTCCATGCTGTACATGTCCTCCAGGCTCTTGACTGAGTTCCGGTATTCGGCAGGTGTAGGCGTGATGCTTGCCTCAGCGATACACCAGCGTGTAATCTCGCTAGCCTTGCCTACGCTCTTGCGCTCAACCATATGACCGGCAGCACCAGAGGAGTAGCCCATCTTGCCCTGTTTGCAAAGCTTGGCGATCATGCTTCCGTATTCATCAGCCATATCTAACTGCGCTTCGTACCAAAGCCCGGTATCGTCCATCTTGACGTAGCCAGTACCGATGGACTTCTTGCCTACAAATTTATCCATGCCGTGGTGATAATAGACGTTTAGCGGGACACGCTCACCGGCTTTGATTGGGAAACCAAAGTCTGTCTGAGGTGTGAAGTAGTCACCCTCTAGGTCGGTTGCATCAGGAGAGCCAAAGCGTACAAGGTAGCCTTTGACACTTCCAAGGCGGTCACTCTTTATCGCATCACTGTAGACGGTTAGCAGGTCCATAGCGTAAGTATCCCACACACCCTATATGAGGCTACGTAGTGGCAGTACACGGGTTGTAGGCCCCCAGTCTTGGTTCTGCTCCACCTGCACGAAATCAGCAAGCGGTTTGCCGTCCATGTACATCTGATAGCGTGTCGGTCCCATGATAGCCAGTTTGTCAGCATCCGACAGACCAGCAAGGATTCGATCAGGTGTTGCTACCTCTGGGCGTGTATCAGGTATAGATGAATCCCCGGTAATCTCTGCCCATGACATTGTTGCCGGGACCATAACGCACCTACAATTTACGTGACTAGGCATGATTTCATCGGTCTTGTGTAATGTTCCCGATAAGGCTAAACACGCTAAACAGGTTCTTGCATCCTGCGTAGCTTGTCGTCGGTATCCTTGTACCGCTGGGTTCTGCGTGTAGAGTTGCCGTTGTGCTTCACGGGCACTCCGTATCATCTCAGTACGTGCTATCGTCTCTGCACGGCTCCTGCCGATGTCAGCTGCTTTGCGTACACGCCGTGCAACCGTTCGTGGACCTTCACCGAGCGAGATACCCTGTACCAAAGCCATCTGCATAGCGTCGGTGGTTACCTGCGGTATGGTCGCAAATAACTCACCCAGAGGGCTTCCATCACCCGAAAAACCGACAAAGGCTTGGAGGCTTTCGTCTGGCAGTGCTGTCCATGTGTAGCCGAGTGTAGCTCCTGCCGGTTTACGACCAGCCGCCGTTTCAACCATGCCGACGCTCGCCTCATTCGCAAGGATTGCCGATTCGAGTTGTCCATCGGCAGTTATCTGTGCCCCCTCTACGGAAAACTTCTTTAGGTTTCTGCCTAGCTCTTCTATGTTTTCAATAATGCGCTGACGCATCCAGAGGATGGTTTCACTTGGCGGTTCGCCGTTTGCTTCACGCTCTGCAATGCGTCCCTCTAGTGCTTCAAGCTCATCTATGCTGGCTTTTGTTGCTGCTTTGTATGCGCGTTGCATACGGCTGATGGCTACGCCTTCACGCTCCAGCAGGTCGTTCCTGAACTTCTGTGAAGCGGCGTAGATTCTAGCCGTGCCATCGTTTACTCGTTTGAGATGTAATCCATCTCGTACCCGTAAAAAGGGTGGCTCTTGTACACCACCCCCGGGGTGCAACAGTCTAGGCTTTTGCCTTCGCCCATGATCTGATCACGCTTGGCTGTAGCCCAAGAGAATCCAGCATCACCGCCCCAGAGGTCCCACGCTACACGACCGGGACTAGGGAAACCATCTTCACCAGCATTGAAGCCTTCAGCTTCTTTGTCTACTTCATGCCGTGAGAAAAAGGAATACATCCGCAATATGGTGTCTTCGCTGAGTTTCTCACCGTTGACAATCTGGTTAGCACGGGCAAGACCTACACGGGTACCACCGGCTCTGCCTTCTTCTTTCCAAGCCAAAGCCCTGCGAGCTGCTTCCTTCATGCCTTGATTAGGGATGTACTTTAGATCATAGGAGCGTACCGCTGGCTGTTCCTGCACGGTTGCTTGTGTCTCACCGATTTGCACAGGGATTGCCGTTGGGTGTAATTGCCCTTCATCTTCCGGGATGGCTTCAAGACCAGCAATGCGCTTTGCTTCCGCACGGTCAATGATGCCAGCCTTGTACAGTTTCTCTGCACGGTCTGCTTCAGCTGATAAGTCATCAGCCAATGCCCTAACATTGTCCACGTTGAAGACGATGTAATCGCCTTCCTGCGTCTCTGGGTACTCTGGCAACAGGTCAGCCGTCAAAGCGTCAGAGATGGTACGCAGTAGAGGCACCATGCCATCTTCCCACGCCGCTTGTTGCGCTCGCTCATAGTTCGCATAGGTGCTGCGCTCAAGACCAGAACCAAGACCCAAGACCATCGGATTGATGCCAAGAGCAGAGCAGATGCGCTCTTCCGGTACTCGTCTGACGGAATCCAGAGCAAGCTCGGAAGGTGTAAGGGATACACGATCCATCTTGTACGGTCCGGTCATCACAACGATGCCACCGGAACCATCACCGCTTAGGTCTTCGTGCAGCTGACGCTTGACCTGCCGTGCATCGTCCATGCTTAGGTCTACGCTGGCATCCTTAGCATCTGGTCCAACGATGAGCGATGGCATAGCACCGTTAGAAAGCAATCCCCAGGCTGTCGTGCTTGCAGTGTTGTCGGTAGCAATCTCACGCAGTACAGCGGTCACTGGGGAGCGTCCAAGACGAATATCGCTAGGCTCTCTGCCGTACCGGATGTGGATGATGTCAGATACCGGAATGTCAAAAGAGCGTCCGTCAGTGGTGTAGACGTAGTGCGTTAAAGGGTTCGTGCCGTTGCCTACTGGGCGTACCATGTCCTGCGGAAGGAACTGGAGAGCGGTAATCGTACCACGAGTAGATGAGCGTATCTTTCGGATGTAGGTATTGCCGAAAAGTTTATAGTCCTGCACAACCCATGCCCAGAACAGAGACCCCATGACCAGCGGATCTGGTTGTGCGATGAGCTGAAGGGCTGGATGCTCGATAGGCTCTGCTTGTTGCATATCGACTTTCCGCATGACCTGTGGCGTAGCCTGTGCCCAGTTCCTGATGTACCAGTCCATGGCAGCAGCCACAACACCGTTTAGCCCTAAGTCTCCTGCTATCCTTGCCCAGTCTTTCGTGCTACCCGGTAAGGCTCGGCGTAGTAACGTCTGCAACTGACCAGAGCCGTAGCCGGTAAGGTAGACATCACGAGACTGGGATAATGGTAACGGAAGCATTGCGGTAGGGTTCGCAGCTGCTTTGCGTCCAAGGAAACGGTCAAAGATACCCATATCCACAGTATCCCACAGAATAAAAAAAAGCCCCCTTGCGGGGGCTGTGTGGTTTCTCTGGTTTAGATGGTCTTCATCTCGTAGCGGTATGCATCTCCGCTGATGATGTATGTCTTGATTGTTCCGTCTTCGTTTGAGCCTTCGTAATACCAAGATGTATCAGCATCTGCATTCATCTTTATGAGCGACTCTGCCCACTCACCTGCACACTGCCATGTTCCAACTGGTGCTACATCTACAACCACACCATCTTCGGTCAACACTTGGCGAATCTCTTTGTTTGCTGTCTTCATATCTATCTATCTCCCTGCTTGATGTCAATAATATACATCGCTAGTGTATACACGTCAAGAGTATATGTAGATATATTTTTAGACGGCTCCCCAACCACGCTTAGATCCACACACCTGCCAAGCATAAGCCAAAGCATCAACCACGTCATCATGCCGACCAACAGGGAAGGATAGCAGTTCGTCTTCAAAGTAAGCCGGCAGCCCTTGGCAATGCATTACTTGGCTTTGTTCGTAGCGGGCTTCCAGAGGCGCAAAGCGGGTCACTTTGTCACGGTCTGGGCGAATGCCCCGGATAGGAAGTTTCGTACGCCGTAGCAGCTCCTGCACTACAGCCGCCTGATACTGCACCTGCTCGATGCCAATCATAGACGGTTTCCACTTGTCCGCCATGGCTTCGATGAAGCGTAGCACGGAAGCAAAGTCTGCCCTAGTGCGGTTGATGTCTCTAACGTAGATCGTGCCATCGTCACCACGGGAGACAACAGCAACCCCGGTGTAGTCGGCTTCAGACTTCGTAGAGATTGCAAGGTCAACGCCTATGTATGTGGGCAAGCCTTCAGGACAATCACCGTATCGCAACCACTCGCGCTTGATTCTGGCTCCAGCAGCATCGACGAACTCCGCTAAATACTCCTGACGAAAAGCGATGCTGGGCAGAGACTCACCCGCCTTGTCTACTTCTGTTGCATCTATCCAAGGATTAGCAGTGGTGGGCATCTGCCATGCCATCCAGTTATCATCTTGACCAGCCATGCCGTATAGCGTCTTGAAGTAATTAGAGCCTTTAGGCGTAGATAGAAAGAATGCATCGCCTTTGTAGTCTGTAAGCGTTGGGCGTATGGCTTCAGTCCATGCTTGCTCTAAGTGTCTAGCCATAGCTGCCTCGTCAATGATGACCCGCTTGTACTTTCTTCCACGGGCAACGGTACTAGGGTCATCAAGCGTCCAGTAATCGATGGCTGCCCCGGTTATAAGCTCGATGCGCGGTGCAGGAGTCTGGACAGCTCGCCGGATAACCGGAGCATAGATACGCTTATGATCGTTGTATGCCTCTTCTAAGAGTCTGTAGGTAGGTGCAAACCACGCGCAGGGCAAAGCATCTTTTAGAACTGGGTCACTGAGCAAGTTACCGCCGAGTGTAGTTTTTCCAAATCTTCGACCTACTCAGCCACAGGCAAGGACGTTGTATCGCCTTGCCTGTGCCAGTATTACCTTTTGTCCTTCATGCGGTCGAGGGAGAACCAATCGAATGTCAGGCACCTGTAGAACCTAACCCGCCTGTACGCTCATCTAACGGAACATCATCACCAACCACGAAAGGCGTAAAGACCAGCTGCGCTATTCGGTCTCCTGCCTCAATCACCCAGTCACCTTGTGTGCGGTTATGCAGTAGCACCTTGACAGTGTCTGTATAGTCAGCATCAATAATGCCGGGTGCATTGGCAACAGCAAGACCACGCAAGGCTAAACCAGAACGGCTACAAACCAAAGCACACAGGTCAACAGGCATAGAAACATAAGTGCCTGTATCAACGCCTACAGTAGCCCCAGCAGGGATTGTGATGTCACCGGGTGAGCGTAGATCGTAACCTGCACTAAACTTGGTGGCACGGGTAGGAATGACACCGTGGAATCTAATCTTTACCATCAGCGTACTCCACGATTACCTTGACTGGTGAGCCATCTGCGCCAGTCTGTTCTACCCTGCTAGACCATTCGGCTTTGTGCTTACGTTCAAGCCACCATGCAGCAGCTTGCCATGTTGTTTTAGTGGCATCTTGGATTACTGCAAGGTTGCGGAGTTCAGCTTCACCCTCTGCTTTTTCTACTGCATAAGAAAAATCAGAATATTCTTTGAGCCAGTTTGCAAATGTAGTCTGGTCAATACCACCTGCAGCACAGGAAGCCCTGCGGGTGTTACCACCTCGCAGAGCCTCAAGAATCTTCTCGACCGTCTCCGGTTTATACTTTGTTGGTCTACCTGCTCCGGGTTGTGCTGGCATTTAGGCTCTCCTCGATTTCTTCTGTCGCTGCCCATACAAGGGCATCTTTCATTTGACGTTCACTGATGCCTTGCTGTTTCGCCCTACGCTTCACATCAGCGTACAACCATCTTGTATACATCTCATTGTAGACAGCCAAGCACCCAGCGCCCAGCAGAATACCAAGGGCAAAGGTAATCATTCTGGGATTCCTTCATTCTCTTCGATGGAGGCATACAGTTTGATTGCTGCGTCCGTGATTAGACCTTCTGGTGTGATTGCATTGGTGTACAACGGCATTGAAAACATTAGCTGATATCCACGGTTTTCACACTTGTAGATTAGATTCCAGTGGACATTATCAACACGTTCAATGCTTAGAGTTCTATCGAGATAAGAGATAGACATTTCGTCTTTTGGTTTTTCGTTGGTACGCATCCACTGGCGTTGCATCCAGACGAGTTGCCGAGCGTACATTTCAAACTGTGTTTGATTTACGTTTGAATATGTTGGCAATGCACGAATCATATTTTGAATATCTTTGAGTTCCATTATTGTTTCACCCATCCGCTCTGTGGATCAATGGCAACCAGTGCCCAGTCGTTAGCAAACAAATCACCAGGGGATAGGCTTAACTCTTCGAGCTGTGTTACTCGTCCTTTAGGTCCGTGCAGTTCAAAGACATTCCACAGTTCGGAGTACCGCAGGAATACTGAGCCTCCCCAGTCTTCCCGCCATACTGCGTTACCACCACCAGCCATCAAGGCTTGCACTACATCTCCGAATCTCATCCTATTACTCCCATTCGCATACTTCCCAGTCATCTGCCTTCATGTCTTCATAGGTGAAGCACGTGAACTTGCATTGTGTTTCCAACAGTTCCTCTGTTTGTCGGTCTACAAAACCGTTGGTTGTTGGGTCATGAAAAACAATCCTGTGTTCGTCATCTTCTAACCATGCCTTACGAGTTATGGGCAATCCATCCAGAAGAGCATCTAATACATCTCCGAATCTCATCCTATTACTCCCATTGTTATCGGCAGGTGTTCAGCCATCAAAGCCTTGATGCTATCTGCTATCTCCCTGTGTTCTAGTTGCGTATCTTCCTGCGTCCTTAGCTGCACGTAATGTATCCAAGAGCGTATCGTGCCAGACATATACATCGTGGTCGGAGTGCAGAGCGGTAGTACCATCCTTGCAGTCTCCGCAGCGATACCGGCTTTGATCATTTCGTTGTATGCATGGTAGCCACGGGATACAGCCAACTCAGCATCTAATATGACACCCTGCATCTCGGCATCTAACTCTTTGTATTCTGGCAAGGCTTTAGAGCTTTGGCGGTTAGTTGTACCAGCAAGCCTCATCTGCCCCAGTACGGGGAACTCAGCGACCTGTGCATACCTTTGGCTGAACTCTTGGAAAGAGAAACTTCGATGTCTAAGAATCTGCGGAGCAATAGCACGGGTTGTCTTGATCTCAACGCACATACTAGCCATTTCAAAGATTGACCAGTGCCCGTGCTTGATGCAGTAGGAGAGCAACCGGGCTACGTCTGGGTTATCTTGATTGGCTGGATTGGAGACCCTAGCGCAATACCCGATGACCTGCTCCGCTTCCGGTGTGATCCAGATTAGCTTTGTCATCCTACGAATATCTCCCAGTCCATCGCTAGGACATCAGCACTACCGAATGAAGCCACCTTGTTGTATCTCCGGTTACCAGCACCATCGAGCAAGTATAGACATATCTTGCTATCTACGAGTTGCAGAAACCAAGCAGCACCAGACCTGCGTACCATGTAGCCAGAGCGTAGCTTTTCAAGTGCTACGCTAAAAGAGCCGTTAGCCACGCTTTGCACTTCTGCCTGTATCTCAAGGCGCTTCTGTTCTAGCAGCTGTCTTTTCCAATATGAAATCGTTGTGTGGTTGAAGCCGAGCATCTTGGATGCATCGTGGCACCGCATACCGCCAGCAACTAACTCTTCGTATCTTTGGAGTACCACGTCACGCCTCATGCGTGATTCGACGATACTACATCTAGGCCTTGCCATTGCTTATCTCCTTGGCATCTGTAACTACACGGTCGGCATACTCCCTGGAGCGTGTTACCAGATAGGCTGCGTACCAGAGTACCTTTAGCCGATCTTGTTCTTGTTGCCCCTTATGCTCTTGGCGCTGTAGGTATTTCAGGATGGAACCCGAAACAAAGTCCAGGTTCCAGTCTTCGATTACTGCCAAGGCATCAAGCGTACCGACCGTGTAGTGTTGTCTCATTAGTCTTCGAATGGATCGGTAATGTCAGCGGTAGGTACAGCCTTGCGGAGTGGCTTTGTAGCTGCAACCTTGACCGGCTTGACGGTCTCGATCACGTTAGTGAGTTCACCGTTCATCTTCTGCCGGGTTCCGACCACTACCTGCCATTGCTTCGCTTTGAGTGCTTCGATGTCAAGTTCGGCGAACTGCTGGCTTGTCATGCGACCGACCATTGAATCCAAAAGGATAGTCAACTTCGCTTTTTCGTTTCCATAGAACGTTTTCGTGAACTGGACAAAGCGGAATGGTTGCCCGTCATCATCGCCTACTTCGGTGGTCTCGAACACCCAGCGGAAGTTGGGTTCAAGAATCGATGGATCATCAAAGCTTTTGCCTTGTGTCGCTTCCACATCAATAAGCGCACAAACGTAGATACCTGCTTCGGCTACGCTGTACTTTTTCCCTGAGCCTTCGGAAAACTTTCCGTGCTGTGCAAAGAATCCCATAATCAATCTCCTTGGACTACTAGTCCATTGTTGGCACTATTGCCACACAACTATATACCCACAGAGGGGATATTGTCAAACCTTGTTTTTAGTGCTGCACTACTACCTTTGTTCGGCTTCGTGGTTGTTCAAGTTTCTCGGCAATATACATGAATGCTGGGTATTCATTGAACTCACCGATGACATGGTTGCTTGGAATCAACATAAAGTCTGAATCCCATAAAGTATCAACCGTGCAAAAATGTCCTTTTGCACCATCACACTCAACCAACAAGATGTTCTTACCTTTTTGAATCAAGTGTGTTTCAAAGTCTCGACGCATTGCCCACCTATGCATCGTGACACGACCACCAGACTTCAACCAGGCTTTAGTTACTTCCAATCTATGGCGATACTTATCGCCGTTCAGTAGCTCATCTTCCTGCGCCTTGCGCTTGAACGTATCCCAATCCCAAATCTCGATAGCCATATCAATCACCTTTCATCATGACCGGTGACGGTTCCCGCGTAAGCGGAGGAACCGGACCGGTCATACAAACAATAAACTTTTACTTCCCTCCTCACTGTGATGATCTGGGAATGCCCACCTTCGGGGCATCCCAGTTCGGAGGGGGTCTGGGGGAACCAAACTGGGGGAACCAAAATAGAGTTAAGTTCCTATATATAGGGGAACCGGTCGTTGGGAACCGGTCAACTATCCCTTTTTGGTGTATCTAAACCCTCCTCTCAATGATGGTTCTGCGTGTAGCAAATTCTCCGCTACGAGTTCATCAATCACGGTCAAAACGGTTTCTTTACGTCCGCCTACCTTGGCGTGAATGATGTTCTTGCCAATACCGGGATTTGCCTCTACACACGCAAGAATAGCGTCAGTGATAGATTGACCCACTCTGGCTGCATATCCCTCAGGTTCGGCGTGTATGAGCTTCAGGATGCCATCTTCCGCACCAATAGTCCAAGAGACAGCAGGTTGCTTTTCTTTCTTGCGCCAGTGTCGGTTCTTTGTGGTAACCAAAGTGTAAGTGTCGGTTTCCAATTTATGGGAAATGCTAAACACCGTATCTGCTTGGCTAACGATGTCACCAGCACCACGCATCTGCTCGTGTCCGATACCAGATTCACTGCCAGACTTTCGATTGTGATGAAGTACAACGACAGCTGCGCCTAGATTCTTCATCTCGCAGAAGTAACCATATAGCCGACTCATCTCCGTGTTGCTGTTTTCATCTAGTCCGTGAACACGCACTAGCGTGTCAACAATCACGATGTCGATCTGAAGCTCTTCTATCTTTCGCAGGATTGAATGTAAGTACTTCGGGTTGTCAAGTTTGATTCGTTGGTGGTCTGCGTAGATGATGTTTTTCTGAGGTATGCCTAACTGGTCAGCACGATCTAGAAATACTTGGCATCCCATTTCTTCATCGATGTACATGACATTGGCTTTCTCGCATTCAATAGAGCCTAGCCATATACCACCAGCCATCGTTGCTCGTAGAAGGTCAAGTGCCGCCCACGACTTACCACCACCTGATGTTGCACTGATGAAGTGCAGACCACGCTTCATAATCATGTCCGGCACAATCCAGCGTAGCGGTCCAAGTTCCGCCACCTTGGCTTTGATGTCTTCCCATGTCATCCATTCGATGGGGTCATCATCTTCTATTGGCTTTTCCAGTTCTGCTCTGAGCATGGCAGGTGTCAGCGGTGGCAGGTCGGAATCTTTCCAGTCTGCCCACGCTCTACCCGCTTTCTCCAGTACCTCGTATTCCTCCATTGGTGGATCACAGTAGGTACGGTTCCAGTGCTGAATACCAGCGATGGCAAAGTTATAGTCAAGCCGTGTGGAGCGATAGTAACCGACACAAGCTGTTAGAGCGTTATCCCTACCGCCATAAGGGCCGCCACCCTCTGGGTGTCGCTGCATCAACTTCGCAAGCGTTCCATCGTCGGAAGACTCGCCAGGCTGTCGTTGTCGGCGTTCAGGCTTGGCATCCGGTACAAGTGGGATATCCCAGAAATCGTTAGTGTCCAAAGAAGTGCTCCATAATCTCCGGTAAGTCTTGCCGGACGTTAGCCACAAGGAATGACCATCTTGCATCAGCCTTTGAATAAATGCAAGCCTGTTCAAGTTCAAGGAAGAATGTATCTAAGCATCCTGTATATCTGCCGGAAGCGTGGCGTATCATCGGCACAACGTGCCCAAGTTCTCCAGCCTTAGCAGATGCCAGCAAAGCATCTAGCCTAGCATCGCCAAACTCGGCAACTATCAAGGATTCCTTGTAGGTTGGTTTGATGCCTCCACCCTTTAGCATCTGGACTGCTTTAGGATTGTCAGGGTCTTTCCAGTTGATGGTTCCAGCCACACGCAATATGCGATCCACGTTGCTTACATTGTCAGTGCTTGGGAGTATGCTGTTGGCGAAACTTCTAACCTTCGCTTCAATGTTTGTACGGTCACGAGCGGAACTTACCCGTGCGGGTTTAGGTGCTATCTTGTAGCCATGCCAGCCATTGCCGGTACTTACTACGATGTCGCAGTTATCAAGTATTTCTTTACTACTGCCCGGCACTTTGGCATCAAGGTCTACCCACATTGCCCCAACTTGCTCGATGGCATCTTTGCCCAGCTTGCGTCCGGGACCTTCAGGAGCAACCCTAGGACAGACACCAACATAAACATCATAGCCACGCATTGCAAGGCTAATGATGTGCTGGCTGAGTGCTTGCCCGGCTTCACCCTTTAGGCATTCTGGGAGTCGGTAGGTCGTGCGGTTAGCGTGGGGCTTGTGCTTGGATAACGGACGGATTTCAATAAAGCCGTCTGAGTACGGCTTGAAAAGATGCCGTAAAAAGGCGATAGCCTGAACGGCATCAGTGGCTGGAATAGCCATGATGTGTACCTATGTTTTCCTTCAAGATACCTACCTCAGGAACCCCCGGTAGCTACTCCGGGGGCTGGCAAAGCCAAACCTTGAAGGATAGGTTCACCAACATTATACACCAAAAGAAAACCCGCCAAGCAGAGGATATGCAAGGCGGGCGAGTACTCCATCACATGAGCAGCCGGTTAGACCGACGGAGCATTATACATCAAAACTGAAACCAACATGATCTGCTATCGCTTTGGCTGCATCCGACCAACTATAAGCCACCACAAAAGAATACCCGTACGGTAGCAAGGAGTCTCTAAAGGACACCTGCCCCAGTGTTAGCCTACCTTTACCAGCCTTCATCTCAACAAAGAGCCCCGGTGCTGGGCAAGGCAAGAAGATATCCCAGACTCCAGCCTTCACGCCCATTGCCTTGAACTTAGCAGCTGTCCTGATGTCACGATGCCCACCATTAGGGCAGTGGTACAAGGTAGCCAGTTCCGGATGCTTGGATTCCATCAGACGCACCCAAGTAATCAAGGCTATTTGTTCACGGTCTTCAAGATGTCTCAAGGTTTGTCCTCAGTTCCTGCAATGCCTCTGCAAGCCTCTGTTTGACCACTACAGGCGGTAATCGGTAGCGACTGGCTATCATGTGGATTGTCTGCGGTACACGTCCATCTAAGCCAAGATGCAAAACAACCATCTGCCGGGTCTCATCATCAAGCCGGGATAGATAATCCATTGCGCTTCCTTCCTCCACATTTTCCATATACTCATCCTCTGCGCTCTGGGTTGTCCCGAATACCGCAGACTCGTACAGCACAAGGTCAGTGCCTTGGATGCCGTGATGCATCGATACGGGCTCCAAGCCGTGAGCCGTCCTGCACATCTCGATGGTCTCTATGGTCATCCCAGAGCGTTCGGAGAGTTCGGCATCGGTTGGTGGGCGCTTGAGTTCCAACTCTAACAACACGTAGAACCTGCGCAGCTTGTGCCACTTGACAACAGCGTGTTCGGCTATACGGATTGTTCGCAGGTAGTTTGATTGGTAGCGTCTAAGCTTCTGATAGATCCACGGATGAGCGTAAGTGGAGAAACGTAGCCCTCGTTCAGGTTCCCACTTTTCTATTGCACGAATGACACCTTCAACGCAGTACTGACACGCATCCACAAAGTGTTCTTTGTGCTTGATAACTTTACAAACGTCCCGGATAAATCCAAGGTTATGACGCACCATTGCATCTAGGCACTCGTCCTGCATGA